GCGTAAGTGACCTTCAAAAGTTACAAAAGGGTACTTGTTCTTCCATCAGTTAAGAAAGAACACCATAATGTACATCTGTCAAGGGCAATTTTAATAAATTGTAACCATCATAAAAATTACTGCAAGAGAGCCCTCTTGCAATTGTATAAACTGATAGTTATATATAAAAATTGCAAGAGTTTTCTCTTGACAAGGACTTCTAAAAAGAAGCCCTGGGACTGGGCACACAGTCTCCGTGTTGTGCATTTGAATTTGTAGCTCCCCCAAAGCGGGGATTTGGTTTTTAGAGTACCAAAACTCTTAATACGTATAAATACAAGGCGCCCCAGCTATTCAGCTGGAGTGATCTCATATTTATAAAGTACTGGACAACCAGTGAAGAAGAAACATGTGAAATCTTCTCCTACACTGAGCCATGTGAAAACAGTACCACTTACCTGATTGGCAATGGATTCTGTATTACTTTTCAAACTAGTACAAAGCCTAGCTGATTGGGCACCGTTACCAAAATCAGAACTTGGCATACGTGCGGGTGAAAAACGCACTCCATTGTAATAAGGAATTTCGCATTCAAGGGTGTTATTCACACCTAAGTTTGTGGCTGCTGAACCCATAGCAGTCAATTGTCCAAATCGCGCAGTCATAAGTTTAGACTGCGATTCTGAACTAGTATATGTCTTCAAATCTTGTACAAGATATGGAGCATTATTGTATCCTGAGCGATGAGCAACAGGAATTTTGTCGAAGTTTCCATCGAACATATACTTAATACGGGTTCCTCCTTTCCAACCTGCATAACATGGTAAGAAGAATTGGGCATAAGTCGGTACTGTAATATTGCACTTAAAACCTGTTTCAGTATCAATACCGTTTGGATCCCATCCAGCCCAATAGCCTAAACCTCTATCATTCTTTGTGTATTCTACAAAGTCTGTAAAGATTGCGGCAGGCAAAACGTCAATTCGAGTTCGGATAAAACGTTTACACATTTGGCGAATAGATGAGATTTTCTCACCGAAAAATACTGTCATAGTTTCATCAGCTGGTTCTAATGTTTCAGCTATAGATTCTATGGTTTCAGCTCCTACTGGAGCGTCCACTTCGTCCGTAGACTCATCAGCAAGAAGGATTGCTTCTCCGGATTGGGGTTCATAAATAATTCCGGATTGCGGTTTGTATATAGAATATTGCTTATATCCTGTTCCTGGTTCCATAAATTTAATATCATCACATGCGGATACAAATACATTAAAAGAAATGCTTGTGTCTGCTGCTGGTGATACCAAATTAT